GCCGTATGCCGATTGGTTGGCTTGCGCGGCGGTCAGCCCGGCGTTAGCTTGGTTAGCCGCAGCGCTCATGCCGAGGTTGCCCACGTTGGTCGCGTAATTGCTCCCCGCAGTTATGCCTTGGTTGGTCGAAGACTGTCCAACACCGGCAAGGCTCTGGATTGGGCCGAGGACGTTGCTGCGGTTGGTCTGGTAGCGATTGAACGCGTTCAGGTACTCCAGACTGCCCAGATCCTGCGCGTACCGCTGTGCGCCCTTCAGCGTGGCCCCTGACAACAGCCCGCCCCGCGCTGCGGCGGTACGGTCAAGCGCCTTCAAGCCTTCGGACATCCTGAACCCGTAGCCGGGATCTTGCTCAAAGTCCGACATGCCGAATTGCTTGGTGAATTCGCCGCCTGGAGCCGTACCCGCCGTCAGTTGCGCCAGCGCGTTTGTCCCCGCCGTACGATACGGCGCGAGATCCGCACGGGTCTGATCGTACTGGTTCTGCTGGAGTTGCGTAGCGCGGTCAGCCGCACCCGTACCGATGTTCGCCGCAGTAGAGGCGGCTTTGCCAATCTGGCTGGCTCCGTACAACGAGGTGAGGCTTTGAAGCGCCGCCGAGCCTAGACCCGTAAGTTGCTTTTCGGACAAGCCGGTAGCGGACATAAGGCGTTGGAGCATTCCTTGCCCAGATGCGGGGCCAACGCCAACGGAAGGGTCTACAGAACCGCCGGTGTTGATTCCTGTACCTCCGGTAACGTTTCCGTATTGGTCAACGGTCAAGCCGCCGCCGAGGTCATAGCCATCCATATTGCCTCCTGTGTTCGCGCCAAAGCCGGTATCGGCTACACCTCCAGCGGTTGGTTGCATGTACGAAGGAATCGTCGGATTCGCGCCGACTCCTGCATTGGCCGCAAACTCTTGGGCCGATAATGCGTTCTCGCCGCCAGCACCGGGATTGTACCCACCGCTGAAACCGTTATAGGCTCCAAGAGCGTTTGTTGCTGCGCCGATCAAGTTTCCTTGACTAAGGCTGTTTGCCGCATTTGCGGCTAACAAAAAAGGCTGTTGTGGGCCGGGAATCAATGCCGCAATTTTGGCAAACGGCCCAAACCCACCCAAAAGCCCTTTACCTCCGTGCGTTGCTTGTTCCGCCTGAATCGAGTTCTGTTGCTGCTGTTGTTGATTTTGAATGGCGGGGAGCGCGGCAGATACTTTAGCCGACATTGCCGGGTCATTCTTTGCGGAACTGAGAATGATGTTTGAAATGCCAGCAGGTGTGCCACGACTTGGGTCTTGCCAGCCCTTGTCCGGATATTGCTGGTTGAGGTAGTCAGCCGCCTGAAGAATGTAAGGTGTCCAATCGTAATTTGGATCAACCCGTTGAAGCTGAGTAATGACGTTCGCGGCTTGCGCCCCCAAAGCGAGTACCGCAGGATTGCTGTAGAAGTCGTCTGCCATGTCTTTCTCCTGTGGCCTATCAGCTAACTTCCCGCCCACTTGCGCGGATGTTGATGGCCGTGGCCGTTCCAGCGATGGTGGAGATAAACCCGCTTGCCATCAGCACCTGGCCGACAATCTCGGGGAAAGTGTACACCTCAGACGCGGCCAAAGTCTTGGTCTTGGTGATCAAGTTCTGGTTGCCCGCCGTGTCCGCCGCCGTGACCAAGTTAACGCTCAAGGTCGCCGCAGTTGCGCTGAAGTTGGTCGCCGTGAACTTGTCGATGATCGTGGTGACGTTGGTCGCGGTGTATTGGGTAACTTGAGTTGCTTCGGCTGTTTTAGCCGGGATCAGCACTTTTACGGTAACGGTCATGTTTGGCTCCGGCTAGGTGTAGCTGACTTCAATCGAAGATGTGTACGGGGGCGCGGCGGAAAACACAAGATTTGACCCACTGAGCGCGTAGGTGTTCTTTTGCTGGTAAACGCCGTTGATGTAGACGTTCGTGGTGGTTTCGTTGGTTGCGTTGCCCAAGTTAAAACTAACCGTGGTGCCATCGCCGGTAAAGTTTGCGATTCCATTGCCGCCGCTACCGCTGGTAATGTTGTCGTAAGTCGCAATCAACACCGCTGCCGAGGTTTGCAGGACAAACTTGTAGTTGGCGAACAGCAACCAGATCTGCCCCCCAGACACTCGGCCTGCCGAGTTCAACACAATTGGATTGGTGTGCGCTACCGTTCCCGCGCTGGTCGTGTAGGTGGCCTGCGGTGTCGTGGTGCCTGCCGCGTAGGTGTAGATTAGCCCACCTGCAAGCGGCACGCCGTTGTTGTCGAAGAACTGCCAGCCGACACCACCAAATGCTGAGAGATTGACACTGCTCATAGTTGTTCCTTAGTTTGCATCAATACACATACGCAATTGGGCCGGTATCGGCGGTAAAAGAAGTTATTGGTGCTGATGGCGGCAGCAAAGTCCCAAATGTCCCTGCCCGTGTAGCTGTTCGCACGTCGATAAACGTATTGGCCGCAACGAAACGCAATGTGTCTGTCGCGCCATTTGTCTGCACCACCACAAAATAGGTTCCCGGCGAAACTGTAGTTGTCGCGGTAAACGCTATTTCTTGAAATCCATTTGCAGAACTAGATGTAGCACCAGCAAGATTACTTGTGGCGAAAATTGTTCCATCGCTGTTAGCAAGCGCAATAATACGTTTATCCGTTCCTACCGTTGCGCCGTTCAAAAACCCAATTCCGGTTAACGTCATAACTTTTGGGATAAAGAGTTCAGAGAAGTACTCTGTCCCGTTTACCGGCGCTACGTTTGTTCCAAGCGATGCGTAAGCTACGTTTCCAATAGAAACAGTAGAAAATTTCGCACGGTTCGTGACGGGGGCAGGGTTAAATAACTGACTGCCGATAAAAGTGTTTACGAAGTTTTTGTTTGTATACGACTGCGTTGACCCACTTGTAATATTGCAGCCAATGTAATCGTGCTTGAATGAATCAGATGTTGCGGCAGTAATATTAGTGGCTTTTACACCAATCAAAATTACTTTCCCCGTGGTATTTCCAGCCACGTTTAACGCAGAGTTATAGACTACATTTTGCAGCACTGCTTGGTCTTGAAGTGACGTAAAAGCAAAGTTAGGTTGTCCACCCGCAAGATTTAAGTCTTTGAATGTGATGTTGCTTACGAATTCCCCAAGACCCCAGTTCGTAAGATCGCAGAACGCAATAGATCCCACATTAGTGTCTATGTTCCCGCTGACCTCAAGGTTTTGCAATGTATGCCCGCGATCTACCGGGTCAAAAGACGATCCATTGTATTTGTTAACTTCAAAGCCGTTACTCAAATAGCCCGTGCTTTGAGCGATATTGAACTTAACGCGAACATCTCTAATAATGTTTGGCGTTGTATCTCTGAAATACAATCCGACACCCCGCCGAGTTCCAGCGGTTGTGGAAGTGGTTGCAGTGTTGGTATACGTCAAATCAACGCTTTGGCATGGCTCACCCTCCGAAGCGTAAATTAACACATCGTTGCTGGCATCAGCGTTTGCCGACTTGATTACAACACGGTGGTTTTTAGGTGAGTAAGTAAAATATGAACGCCCAGAAAGCGTTGCATTTATTTGTGCGTCAAGATTATCGCCAGAAGATATGCTTAGCAACGGATAACCAACCGCAGTCGTGGCAATATTTGCAATGCAAAAATTAACGCTTCGTTCATCGGTAACATCAGACGGGGTACGGTTTATATCAACAACCGTTGACCAATTGGTAAAAGATAAATTACCGATTCGGACGTTAACGCAGCCGCGCAAGAATCTTACAAATCTGCCGCCGCGAGTGTAGATTTCAGACCTGGCCGTGCCGGTGTATGAGCCTCTAAAATCCTCAATCGTAATCGCGCTGCAACCCGTAAACGTAAAAATATCAACTATTTGGGCTGATGGAAAACTCCGAGCAATAACAAATGCTGCACCGCTTGCTTGAAGACGAACACCATTGAGAGATGAAAAAGCGCCGATGGCAACAAGATCAGTTGTATCAGTAAAAACCTTGAACGTAAGATTTCCGAAATTAAGAGTGCCGCCGCCATTTGCTTGCACCGCAGCACAAGCGGCTCTTAGCGCAACTGTGTCATCTGTAACCCCATCGCCAACAGCGCCATAGTCCAAAACATTGAACGGCGCACCTTGAATCATGGAGTACGAAACTTTTGTTAATGACATTTGGTATATTCCTTATTTACGGGTGCGCGGCTTTGTATGCTTGGAACTCGGCTTGCAAAGCGGCAAGGCGGGCTTCGTGGTCTTGCAGGACAAGTTGCTGGTAGGCGCTAAACCCGTAATCACGCAGAGACTGCGGCGCTCCATCGCTGTTGTAGTTCGTCAGCGAAAGCAACCCATCTTTTTCGGCATCCGCCGCATCTTCCGCTATAAAGTTAATTACATCCTTGTCGCCAAGATCGTTCTTTAGGTCGAACAATTCTGGGGTCAACTTCAAAAACCTGTCCAGCGCCGCACGGTCGTTGGGGATTGCGCGAAAGTTTTCTTTATAGCGGCGCGATGATAATAGGTCGTAGTAATAGCCGTTTGCGTTGTGTACAACTGCCGTGCCAGATGCTGAAGAAGTAGACGATACTTTGATTTGACCTCCTGCGGTCAATATAACGTCTGCATTGGTAGCGGTAATAGTACCCGACGAAGTTAGAGTGCCGGTGACGGAAAGGCCGGTGGAGGAAACGGTGGTAATTACAGTGCCAGAACCGCCGAAAGTTTGTACTGTTGCCCCTGCGGTTGCAGACCCAATTTGAGTGACGTTGGGGAGCGTGGCATGAGACTCACCCCAAAGCAGTATTGTTCCACCAGAGGCGAGTGAGCCACCTGCTATCCGCAGATATCCGGTTGCCGTGCTTCTAAACATCTCAGCACCGACTGTTGCGTTGCCGCTCACCGTTAGCGTTGTAAACGAGCCGGTAGCCGGAGTTGTAGCCCCAACCGTTCCGTTAATGTTGATGCTGGCAGTGCCGGTCAGATTGGTAACCGTGCCGCTTGACGGCGTACCAAGTGCGCCGTTAAACGTGACAAAAGCACCAGCACTTCCTATATTTACGCCTAGTGCAGTAGACACACCTGTTCCTAGTGAAGTACGACCTGTACCCCCATACAAAGCAGATAGTGCGTTTGTCAGGTTAAGTGTAGGAATAGTAAATTTTCCCGTAGCGGGCGCGTAAGTAGCAGTTGTTGTCCCTAGCGTGTCGCTGAAGTTAATCAGTCCGGTACTGGCTACGCCAACGCCAGAGACAAATGTGATTGCTCCTCCCGCCGATCCTACACCCGACGCATCGCCACCTTGGAAAGCACACTCACCGCCGGTCGATCCTGCACCAGACCCAGAACCAGCAACGGCAGTAAAGCCACCTCCGAATAATCCTGCCCCAACACTACCGCCGCCACCGATCTGCACTCCGCCACCGTCTATGCCAGTCCCGTCGCCCGCAAGCATTACCAACGACTGAGCCGCTCCAGACGTAAAAGATAGTGCGCTGTTTGAGTTGATGCTACCTGCGTTCACCGAGAGATAGCTTGAGCCTGAGCTATCAAAGAACTTTGCTACGCCTTTCACCTGCACCTTGCTCGTCCCATCATCCGTCGGGGAGCCGAACAGGTAACGCCCAGCCGCGCCAGTGCGAACGAATCCAGCATCAGCCTGCACCGCGCTGGTTCCGTTGCCCCAAAAAGAATAGTTGGCGGTAAAACTGGATGCGCCTGTGCCTCCGTTGGCAACTGGAAGCGGACTAGTAATTGAAATTACCGGAGTCGCGCCACCCGTTGAACTTAGAGGACTCGTTGCCCCAACGCTGGTGACGGTGCCTTGCGGATTGGCAGCGGTTGTGATGCTGGTTACCCGCCCGTAGGTGTCGATGGTGACCACGGGGATAAGCGACACAGACCCGGTAGTGCCGGGTGTAGCAATTCCAGAAACCAGATCAATGACAGGGGCCGCCCCGCCAGTGCTGGTAATCCGCCCAGCAGTACCGCTGACCGAGGTTACTGTGCCGCTGCCCTTGTTGTTAAATGTCGTCCAATCAGTCGAAGTCAGATAGCCGTTGACCGACGTTGTGGCGGCGGGCATTGAAATGGCCGGTGTTGTCCCGCCAGAGGATACAACGGGGGCCGTTCCGGTCACGCTGGTCACCGTGCCGCCCGATCCGGTCGCGGATAGCGTCCCGGCTGCAAATGACACGCCCGTGCCGATCGTTACGTTGGAGAACCCGCCAGCCCCGTTTCCGTACAGGATCGACGTGCCGCTGGTCGCCGGGGCGTAGTCAGTGCCGGATGCCGCCGCGCTGATGGCCGTGCCGTTGCCCTTGAGCAGCCCCGTAATGGTCGTGGAGAGCGTGATTGCTGGGGTTGTTGTCGCGGTAGCTACCGTCCCCGCCAGCCCGTTAGCCGACACCACAGACACGCTAGACACGGTTCCTGTGGTGGGCGTTGCCCAAGTCGGCGCTGCGGCCCCGGCGCTAGTCAGTACCTGGCCGGACGATCCCGCTGCGCTGACCGCCAACGCAGGGCCGGTGCCGTAGGCCACGCCGCCCAATGTTGGGCTACCGTCCAGATTGTAGTTGGCAATGGTGCCTGTCTGCACAATTGGATTAAGGTACGCCCCTTGGATGGCAGCTTCAGCGTTTTCGAACCGCGACATCATCGACATCAGTTGCGCGGTGTCGAGAGTAGCCAAAAAATCGCCCGATTGATCTTCATACTGCGGGGCGATGTTCTGGTTGATCTGGATCAGTAACTCGGTCAGGTCGGGCTGGTTGGGCGGCCCAAGCTGCAATTCTTCAAGCGTGATGGGGTTGTTGCCGCTGCCGGTCAGGATGAATAGGTTGAGAAAGAACCGATACCACTCCCGCGCCATCAGTCCGGTGCGCTCGTCAATAAACGGCACCCGAGGCGCGGGGATGTTGGTGATGTTGAGGCTATTAGCCATTAGCTACTCGTTGGCGTAACAAACAGTTCAGCGCCCATAATAGCGATCTTAACCGGATCTGTTCCCGACACCTCATACACCCGGTCGCGGATCTTCTCCGTCATGCCGAGCCGCCGCCAAATGGTGCGGGTGCCATAAGCACCAATTTTACCCATTGAGTTCCAGTGTTCGTTTGACCAGGTATGCCCCGCATCGTCCGACCAGCGCAGCATGACTTGCGGGTCGTAACCCGGCGCAGCGGTGTAGGCATTGGTTTCTAACGCGTAGCCGTTGTAGTCTTCGGCAGGTTGCACTTGCGTCACCAACGGTTGGTTACCGTCACCGACCTCAGTAACTAGCTGGTCGCTGCCTTGCGTGGTCAGATACCCTTGCACAAACTCGGCAACGATGATGTCGCCCGCTTCGGTGGCGAGGTCTTCGGCATCGTAAGCGGGATAGGCATTTAGGCCGACACCCGTTTCTGCATCCAGTTGCAGCGAATGGTGCGCGGTACGCTTGAGGTTGTTCTGCCCCGTAGCCAGCGCCCGCCATGACCGCAGCCACTTCTGGATCTGGTCGTCGTCAGCGTAGACATCGAGATCAAAGGCGTATAGCCGCCCGTCCGCGTAGTCACCGACCACAATCTCGTTGTTGTACGACATCTGGCAGTTGCTGCGGTGCCGTGTAAACTGACCGTCCTCAAATCCAGCGCGTTCGTGCCACAGCGTGGTGGATACGTCATAGACCCAAGTAGCCTGAGCCGACGGGAAGATCAGCACATAGAACGGGTGGCCGTCCTGCTGGTAGGTGTAGGCAATCGCATCGGAGATGTTGCCGTAACCTTGGATGGCGTACTCCACCGCATTGGTTGAGATCCGTGCGGGCGTGTAGCCGTTGGCCCGGTAGACAATCCCGCGCCCCCGAGCGTCTGAGCCTAGCCAGAACACGCTATTGTCAAGTTTTGCCACAGAGTACGCGGCCTCGCACCCGACTTCCATAAACGCGCCTTGAATCCGCGCCAAGGGGAAGTCCGGCGTTCCAGCGTCATACCAGACTTCTACGCTGGTAGTGCCAAACAAGAAGATTTCGCGGTGGTCTACGATCAGCGCGATCACGTTGTCGGGATAACCTTCTGCGCTGGCAAAATCCAACGGGTCAATGGCCGTGCCGTCCAGCAAGCTGGTAACCCAAAACTTTTGCGAATTTGGTTCGTTGAATACAAAGTACCCGTCAAGGTAACCGACCGATCCAGCGCCGGGAAAATCAACGTCCGTAATCTGGGCGAACACCGCCGTGGATACGTTGTAGATGTAACTTAACGGGTTACAGGCAATGAAGATCTGCGTCCCGTTGTCGGCCATGCTGACCGGGCCGGTGCCAGACACCGTGCCAAGCAGGGTGGCCGTGTAGCTGGTACTTAAGCTGTAGAACTTGTCCCCAGACACCATATAGGCCACGCCATTGGTCACCCACAGGCCGCGAATAGGGCCGGTGCCAACGGTCGCAAGTAACCGCAAGCCAGGACACCGCAGCAAGAACCCGGCTTCCTTCCCGCCGCTACCCTCTGGGATAGCTTCGGCAAAAAGGTTGACCATGCGGTTGTCTGCCGCATTGATCGACCGAGCAACGTAACTGCCGCCGAGAATGGGCGTTTTCAATTACGCCGCAACTGCTTTGATGACTGCAAAATTCAAAACTGGGGTTTCTGTGGTGGTGCCGCCTGTTGTGCGGAACGTAATGTTAAAGCTACCCGCCGACACTGCGGTGACCATCAGATCGTACAGGTCTGTTCCTGACTTTTGATTTAGGATGATTACATCGGTTGCAGCCACGGTGCTATTGGTTACGGTAAAAGTAGCAGCAGTAGCTGACCCCGCTGCGCTGACCAAAGTAATTGCGCCAGCCGTTTTGTTCAACGTCACGCCCGTAGTGCGGCTGGTTATTTGTGTTACCGCCCCGCCAGCACCCGTTGCGTAGCCCACACCCGCAGTGCCGGTAGATACAATCGTCCCGGTCGCAGTAAGGCTTGTGCCGGTTGCCACGCCCAATATCGGCGTGACAAACGTTGGGCTGGTAAACAAAAGCGTAACCGACAGTTGCTTGGTTGTGCTGGTCGTTGCCTGCACAATCGGCAGCACATCAGCGCCAGCTTGCGAAGCGGCAACGGGTAGTGCGGAAATAGCGATATTAGCCATGTTAGTAATTCCCACTAAAAATGTTAAATCTCTGGCGGGTTGCCACGATGCTGTACGGCAGGCTCATCACATCATCGGGGTTGTTGATCCGCTTGATGTTGCGCTTGGAGGACATTGCAATCCGTTGCACCGTTGCAGGCGGCTCCACGCCAAACTCGGCAGCAATCTCACACGCAAGGTTAAACCGGAACGCACGAAGGTAGCCGGGCGGAATTACCAAAACCGTTGCCAAAGTTGCTGGCTCAACCAGTTCGGTAACGCTGATGAAGTGCCACTCCAGCGCCTTTGTTGGCACAGGGTAGATGTACATGTCCATATTGGGCATGTCCATGTTCAGCCAGATCACCTGCGGATAGGTCGAGGTCACCGTCTTGACCGCGATCCCATCGTACTGCTGCTGGTTGATGATCTTGATGCCAAAACTAATGTTGTTGCTTGGATCGCGGAAATACGTTGCGTCATCCAACAACACAGGACGGTTGCCAACAAAGTTGCCAGTTGGCCCAATGGTTCTGGATTTGGTAGACGCAGGCCAGGTAAACACTTGATCTTGCGTTGAGAACACCGACAGGCGCTCAGATGACCAGCTATCCAGCATCTGGTTCATCGCGGTCAGCGCATCGGCTGAAGTCGCCGCAGAAGGCGTTTCACCTTCGGCCAATTGACCGATAAGGCGCAACGCCCCGTTGATCTGATCGCCAGCGGAGGTGGTCATGCCGCGAGTTCCTTACGCGGTCGCCCGCGAGGTTTAGCCAATTCGTTCAGCACGGGTTCTCTGGGTGTCAGCAACGCACCTGCGTCATAGCGTTCCCAACCGTTCTTGGCATCGGCCTCGGCTTCAGCCTCCGCAATAGCGACCTTGGTGCCGTGAACCGGGTGCCGCATGTAGATGACCATGATCGTCCTTAAAAACCACCTCGCGGGTTTTACGCCGCGAGGTGTTGTTGCTTAAGCTACCCGGTAAACCGAATAGGCCGCCGTGCCGGTTTTGCGGAACAGGAACTGAGCCGCACCACCAACGCCAGCCGCACTGCCGGTAATAGCAACCAGAAGGTTACCAACCGAAGTAATACCAGTGCCGACAACAAACGTCAAAATTCCAGAACTAGTACCCAGGTTAACGACGTTCAACAGAAAACAACTGTTAGTTTTCATGTTGGTCATAACAGCGTCAATCGCTGCCGCGGTAGGCATCGTGTAGGATGCTGCCGTAGCGGTTGGATCGCACACTAAAAGCCCTGAAGTAAGTTGAGCAACAGTTAACGTGGCCGTTGCAGTTGCCGTTGCGGGCGCTGCTTGGGTTTCCATTACCTGCTCGTTAATATTGCCATCAGTGTACTGATAGCCGCCACCAACTGAAGGAAGTGCCATGATTGCTTCTCCTGAAAGATTGAATTGCCCCCGCGCTAGGCGGGGGCGTTTTGGTTAACCCCAGATCCGGCAGGCCATCGGTGGGCGAATGGTGCTGAAACCATACAGCACATCGACCCGGCAAGGCATACGGTCGTTGTTGATATCGTACTGACGCACGATACGCATCGAAATACCGTTATGCACTTGGCGCGAAGCCATATCGACACCTTGCGGGAGCAAGAGGTCAGCCGTAGCCAGCGTGATCGCGTTCTTGTGATAGACCAAGTTTTGCGGGTACACGGTGGACGCGGTTCCAACAAACGTCAGCGCAGCCGATGCAACCGGGAACGCGTCAACCGTAGCCAGCGCATTGGTCGCGGTATACATCGCGGGCAGGAACGCAATGGTCGCTGAGGTGCTGGTCAGGGTCTGGTCAGCAGTCACAACGAACTGTTGCAGGCTACCAGTGCTAAGACGGGTTTGCGGGTTGACCGCATAGACCGCTGCAATGGTAAACACATCGCCTTGCTTCAGGGACTTCGTGCCGCTGGTGTAGGTAATATCCAGCGTTGTTGCGCCCTGCGTGGACGGAACCGTTGACGCGCAGATCGGCGAAGCGGGGAAGTTGCCCGTGGTGTGGTTAACAATCGACTGCGACATGTTCATTTCGTCGTAGCCAAGAACGCCCTCACCCATCATGCCGGTCTTGAACTGGCGGCTGATCGTGCTTTGCGGGTTGAAGAAACCCGACAGGCCGTTTACCAGACCAGCGTTTGCAGCCGGGTTGACAGTCGCGTAGCGCGGCGACATAGGCGCAGCCGACTCGTTCAGTTTCTGTTGCGCTTGCAGCAGAACCAGAGCGGTCGCAGGTGTGGTGCCGGGAGTGCCAACGGTGTTGAAAATCGACTTGTACGCGTTGGCAACATCAGCGTCCACGCTTGCAGCCAACTGGCTGATACGCGGCTTGAGAACACGTTCCGCGAAGTCGTCCAACTGCATGGTCAGTTCGGCGGAAGTGAAGTTGATGCCGATGTGCTTCTGGCTGGAAACCGTCAGCGTGGTGTACTGCTCGTTGTCGTCCTGCACTTGCAGCGCGGCCCCGTCGGTCACCAGAGCGCGATCCGGCAGACGAATCCGCAGGGTCGAGCCGATCTTGGCACCTTCGACGGCAAAGCTGTCGTCGTACTCTTTGTTGACGTTGCGGGAGATGACCAGGTTGTTCTCAAGGATCTCGAGAGACTTCCGGGTGATCATATCAATGGTAAGTAAGCTGTTAGCCATGAAAAACTCCTAAAAGTAGTTAGCGGTTCCTTGCTTCCTGCTTTTTCACTTGTCTTGCTCTTTCGGCATCAATCCACTGGCTTGTGGTCATGGTTTTAAGTGACCTTGGGTCTGTGGTATCGAAACTGCCGGAGTGACCTCCGCGAGCGGTGACGGGTGAAATCGGCGCAGGTGCGCTGGA